GAATTCACCGTCGAGCGCGGCACCGCGCACGTCATGTACCTCGGCCCTCAGGACCACCCTGTCGCGCTGAAGAACGCCGAGTGGGACCTGCACATGCAGCTCACATGGCTGCTGACCTCTCCCCACATCAAGATGCGCGCCAGCAATGGCAAGTACGACTTCGTGTGGATCGCCGAGAAGTGGCAGATCGAGTGCACCAACTTCAAATTCGACAACATGCTGGTCGGCACGCTGCTCAATGAGAATCGCGAGAACTCGCTGAACATGCACGCCAAGCTGTTCACCGACATGGGCGGCTACGATGACGAGTTCAACGCCAAGTATGACAAGGGGCACATGGAGCTGATCCCGGCCGGGGAGGACCTGCTCGTCTATGCCGGGGGAGACACCGACGCTGCCCAACAGGTCGCCGACGTGCTGCGCGACGAGCTGATCGAGGACGGCCATCTCGCCAAGTTCTACGTCACCATCCTGCACCCGGCCGCGCGTGCCTTCGAGCGGATCGAGCGGCGCGGGGTCAACATCGACGAACACAAGTTCCACACCCTGCGCGATGGAGATTCTGCCCAAGAAGCTGATCTGGAAACACGCCGCCAAAATCCAGAAGCAGAAGGATGGCGGCAAGGCCCCGCTGACTCCCGCCATCCTGAAGGAGTTCTTTTTCGGCAAGGAGTGGCTGAACCTGAAGCCGAAGGTGACCACGCCCACCGGCCTGCCGTCGATGAAGAAGAGCCACCTGAAGATGTTTGCGGACGTCCCTGCCGCCGTCGAGCTGGTCAAGGTGCTGACGGAGCTGGACCGGGCGACCAAGACGCGCTCGACCTTCGTGGACGGCTTCCTGAAGCATCTGCGGCCGGATGGGAAGTTGCATCCGACCTACTATCTCGGTCACGCCGAGTTCGAGGACGCCGACGATGAGGAGTCGGGCACGGTCACCGGCCGCCTCTCCGCCAAGGGACCCCCCTTCCAGATCATCCCCAAGAAGACCAATTGGGCCAAGCGAATCCGGGAGTGCTACATCGCCCCCAAGGGCAAGGTCATCGTTGAGATCGACTACAGCCAAGGCGAGCTGAAGGTGGTCGCCTGCGTGGCGAATGAGCAGAACATGCTCGCCGCCTACCATCAGGGCCTCGACCTGCACGCGGTCACCGGGGCGGCGCTGGGTGAAGTACCATTGGAAGAATTTCTGAGCTGGAAGGACAACGCCGATCCCGAGCTGGCGGCCAAGTTCGAGAAGTACCGGGGCGACGCCAAGCCTGCCAACTTCGGCCTGCTCTACGGCATGGGTGCGGCCGGGTTCCAAGCCTACGCTTGGGCCAACTACGGCTTGAAGATCACGCTGGAGGAAGCCGAGGCCATGCGGGCCAAGTTCTTCGAGCTGTACCCCGGCCTGCCTGCCTACCACGATGAGCAGCGCGCTTTCGTCAAGGCATGGAAGCACGTCAGGTCCCCGCTGGGTCGCATCCGGCATCTCGACGCCATCGACTCCTTCGACCGCGAGGTGCGCTCGACCTCCGAACGGCAGGCCATCAACTCGCCGATTCAGTCCTGCCTCAACGATATGATGCTGTGGTCGCTGGGCCTGATGAATGAGGCCTACCCCGGCGATGAGATCGCGGTGTTCGGGGTGATCCACGACGCTTTCGTGGCCTACGTCGATGAGGACAAGGTGCAGCTCCGGGTGTCGCAGGCCAAGGAGATCATGGAGAACCTGCCCCTGCACGAGCTTGGTTGGGAGCCGGAGCTAAAGTTCACCAGCGATGCCAAGGCCGGTCCTGATCTTGCGCACCTCTCCGGTGTCAAGCTGGCGGCATAGCCTCCGGTCACATAGGGTGCTGTCACGCCGAACAGGAGTCGCGACGTGGCAGACAAGACCCCAGAAAAGCCGGTTGCTCAGAACATGCGCCTCGTGAAGTTCGGGGCGTCGGACACGTTCAATCAGAGCAACAAGCTGCCCAACGAAGGTAGTGAGTCGACGACCATCGTGTCCAACGCGGCCCTGCCCGAGGACGAATTCCAGAACTACTACATGGGCGGCTCGAATGACCACGGCATCATCGTGCCGCCGTGGGACATGCGGCGTCTGGAGTACCTCGTCAACGAGAACAATGCTCTCGCGCCGTGCATCGACGCCATGGAAGTGAACGTCGACGGCACCGGATTCGAGTTCAAGTCGCAGGACCCCGAGGCCGAGGATGAGGCTGATGACGCGCAGATCGCCGCGCTGAAGGAGTTCTTTGATCAGCCGTGGCCGGGCATGTCATTCATCACTTTGCGCCGTCTGTTGCGCCGCGATCTGGAGCGCACCGGCAACGCCTTCATGGAAGTGGTGCGTGACAACGGCGGCAAGATCGTTTTCCTACGCCACGTCGACGCCAAGATGGTTCGTATCGTTAAGCTCGACCAAGCCATCCCGGTCAAGAAGCGGCTGGTGCGCAACGGCGTCGAGGTCACCCACACCGTGCTGGAGCGCCAGCGTCGCTACGTGCAGCTCCTGAACGGCCTGAATCTCTTCTACTTCAAGGAATTCGGCACCGAGCGCGACCTCAACAAGCGCACCGGCACGTGGGCCAACGAAGGCGCGAAGCTGCCCGGTAAGGACCGCGCCACCGAGATGATGCACTTCGTGGTGCAGGAGGACGTGCACACCCCCTACGGCGTGCCGCGCTGGATCGCGCAGATGCCTTCGCTGGTGGGCTCGCGCCTCGCCGAGGAGTTCAACGTCGAGTTCTTCAACTCTGGCGGCCTGCCTCCCGCGCTGGTCATCCTGCAGGGCGGTGTCCTCGGTCACGAGACCCGCAAGGCCATGGAGCTGAACAACGGGCAGATGGCGTTCAAGAAGCAGCGCCTGCAGATTCTGGAGGTCGAGCCGTCTGGCGGCACCATCGACACCTCGCCTCAGGCCCGCGTGCTGGTCGAGCGATTCGGAGCCGAGCGTCAGGCCGACTCCATGTTCGAGGAGTACGACGCACGCTGTGAGATTCGCATCCGTCGCGCCTTCCGCCTGCCTCCGATCTTCGTGGGCGCGGCTGAGGATTATTCGTTCGCCACCGCATTCGCCTCCTACAAGGTCGCCGAGGCTCAGGTGTTCAAGCCGGAGCGTGACGAATTCGATGAGATGATGACCCAGCGCCTGCTCCCCGCCATGGGGTTCGACGGCTACAAGATGGTCAGCAACCCGCTGAATATCGAGGACGCCACGCTGCAGTTGCAGGGCATTGAGATCGCCATGGCCACGGGCGTGGTCAGCGAGACCGACGTGCTGGATGAGATCAACACCTCGGTGGGCCTGACCCTCAAGGCCGACGAGAAGAAGGTCGCCCAGATGGAGGAACAGGCGGACGCGGCGCACGAGATGGCGCTCAATCCGCCCATTGACCCGCTCACCGGCCTGCCCATGACCATGCCCGGCAAGCCCGGTCTGCCCGGCGCGGGCGGGGTGGGTTCGCCCATGCCCAAGGGGATGATCGGCAAGCCCAACGGCATCAAGCCCCCCACCGGACCCGGCATGCCCCCGAACGGCGGCAAGGCCAACTCCGGCATGGGTAAGGGCAAGGTGTCGGCCGGGTCCACCAGCTTTGGCAAGAAGACCACCGGCACCGGCACGCCGAAGTCGGGATTCAGCAAGGAAGACCTTGCGGATGACGGCGAGCTGACCCATCTGGAGAAGTTCAATCACTTCCACGCTCCGGCTGGGAATGAGCATGGCGGTGAGTTCACCTCCGGTGAGGGGGTCGAGTTCATCTCGCCCAACACCGGCAACCTCGACTTCGAGGGAGCCAACAAGGCCCTTGCGTCGGCCAAGCACAAAAAGCTGCGTAAGGCCTTTCAGGAGATCGACGAGGCCGTGGGCATCCACGGTATGCTCTCGAACGTGATCGGGGCGTGGGCTGACGGGGCAGAAAACTCCCTCATGACCCGCGTCAAGGGCGCGTCGTGGGAACAGCTCGTGACGGCGGGAGCCATGAAGGGCTTCCTCGCCAACCAAAAGCAAGTGCTCGTCTTCAAGGAGGGAGACGGGGATGACAGCTTCATCGCGTCCTTTGATGCCAAGGGCAGCTTGAAAGAGGTGCACCAGCACCTGCTCGACAACGGTCTGCCGTTCCATACGCTGGAGCCCACCGGGAACGGTGTGCGCGTGCACGTGTTCGGGATGGACGATGAGACGGCCGACGCGGTGTTCGCGGCGGGCAAGCACTTCAAGTCAGATATCACCTCCCATGTGGGTAAAGGAGAGTTCCTTGGAACCACCAAAGAAGACGGCACAGACGCCGAGCAGCGCGCCGACGCCCGGAAAATCTATGAGAGCCAAATTGGAAAGTTTGGGGATCAAGGTGCTCACGCCAAGTGGGCAGGGATTCGTCATTCCTATGGCGGGACCCAAGGGTTCCTCAAGCAAGAAGACCTGAAGGCCCTTGGCTTCGACATCATGTCCGCCCTGCGTAAGCGGGACTACGTGACCGTCGCCAAGGGTCTGCACTTAAGTGCACAACTTCCCCCCGAACAGCAGGCCGAATTCAACGGCATGCTCGCCGAGTTCAGCTACCTCGATCCGAGCGTGAGTGGACTCGACCAGCTCGCCGCCGCCACTGCGAATGTCCTAGCCGCCGCCGAGTAGGGGTCACCATTATGAATATTTTGCAGCAGCTCGCGGCCGGTGTGACGAGCTGGAGAAGGCTGACGTCGGGAATCCGTATCATGACAAGGGCGGCAAGTTCACCACCTCGGTGCTTGCCGTCCCTCCCGGCTATGACAAGCCTCTGCCCTACCCTGTTGGCGTGCACATGGGCAATTCGCTCATGGCCGCCATCGGCGCGTACATTGACAAGACCAAGTTCGCCGCCAAGAAGAAGCTCATGCAGGATGAGTTCTTCAAGCTGCTGGTGAAGCACCCCGACTGGACCACCGACGCCAAGGTGAAGGCCGCCTTCAAGGCCATGAAGGACCACCCGGAGGCGTCCGCCGCGATGAGGAACCCACCGGCCGGCCGCTCCAGCGCGCCGCGCAGGACCGGCACGCACCAGCCGAGGGCGAACGCCACCCGTACGACGCCGGGCGGC